ACGTCGTCGGCGGTGAGCTCGCCTTCGTTGTTGGTGATGAAGCCCATAAGCGAGGCGCCGGCACGGGCACGGATCACCGCTGCTTCCTCGTAGCCCTGGAGTTGGTGGGCGTCGAGCATGACCGGGTGGAACCACGGCACACCCCGGTTCTGATTAGGGCGCTCGGGGAGGAAGAGGTGGATGATCTCGTCGGCGCTGGGGAAGACGTGCTTCTCGTTGCGCTGGGGGGTGTTCTGGAACCAGTAGTCGCCGGGGTGGCGTGTCAGGAAGGCGTAGCGGACGGGGCGACCCCACTCGTTGACTTCAACGCCGTTGCGCCACTCGTTGAGGGGTGCGGAGACAGGGCCGGCGTAGGCCTCGTCGAGCATGTCGCTTTCCAGCATCTGGAGAGCGATGGGCACCTTGGAGCCGCCGAAGGGCTGCTTGACGATGCGGAAGATCGCTTCGCCGGATTCGGGGAGCGCACCAGTGGCGAGCCACTCGAATTGGCTGAAGCTGTAACGGCCGGCGACGTCGCAGTGCTGGGCGCGGCTCCACAGCTCCCACTTGGATTCGATGAGCTTGTTGATGCGCTCGTCGCGCTTGCTACCGCGAAGCTGGAGGACTTGGCTCTGCAGGCGGATGCCTGTGCCGATGACGTTGATCTGGGTGGTGCGCTTGGCCTGCTTGGCGTAGGGGTTGTTGCGGACCAGCTCGCGGGAGCGGTCGCGCAGCTTGACCAGGCTGGTGCGGATTTCGGCGTCAGCGCTGGCCTGACTGGACATCCAGTCGGCCGTGAGGCGTGAGATCAGGGCGCCTTGGTATTGCCTGCGGCCGGTGCGGGCGGGCTTGGCTGGTTCGGGCTGCTTGGCGAGGCCAAGGAAGGTGAGGAGTCCCATGGCTTAGTTGAAGCGGACGAACATGTTGCGCGGGTTGCCCAGGCCGTTGGCCATGAGCTGCGCGGCCTCTTCGCGCTTGACGTCCGCTTTGAGCTTGGCCTCGAGCTGGAGGAGCTCGGCGAGGTCGTAGCGCTTGAGGGTGCGCTGGCCGATGCGGTACTCCTTGACGCTGCCTCCGCTGAGTAGGGTGCGGATGGCGAGCTGGACGGCCTCGAGGTCCTTTTGGGCTTGGGTGCGGCCGTCGTAGGCGGTAGCGGTTCCGGCGTAGGACAGCGCAGGATCGACAATCACCGACCCCGAGCCCACGGTGAAGGTCGCACCAGTCTTGGTGGCGATGGCCTGCCAGTACCACGTTCCAGCGTCGAAGCCAGAAGAGGTGGCGGCGGAGATCAGGAAGGACCAGCCGCTGCCGTAGGCGGTGCCGATAACGCTGGCGGCTTCAGCGGCGGTGTTGGTGCGGAGCCAGTAGGTAAGTGTCCAGGTGGAGCTATCGATTGGGTCGCCGAGATTGTCAGTGGTGGCCTCATCCCTCCACTGGATCGTGTCTCCGGCTCGTAGGCGGGGAGGGATGTTCACGGCTCACCAGTTCTGCACGAAATTGCCCCGTTTAGAGGCTGTTTGTTGAGTAGATCTTAGCGGCGGGCTCTGCTTAGGTTCTTTTTGGCGTTCCAGCTGATCCCAGATGGATCGGCGATCGAACTTCTGGTAGAGGCGATGAAGCGCGGCGTAGGCGTAATTCAGTTCGTCTAGGGCTTCGTTTGGGGATTGGCTCTTCTTTACCCAGATGCGTTCGGGGAAGCCATTGCGGAAGCGGAGGATCTGTTTCTCGGCGGTTAGTTCCTCGAAGTAGTCGGTGGTGATTGTGGGGTAGAAGTGGAGGTAGCCCGGACCAGGGTCGTTGTGCTTGAGCCGGCCGAAGAGGAGGGACTTGATTCCGTCGACGCCTACGGGGAAGAGTTGGGCGCCCTTCTTGAGTGCTTTGCCCTTGAAGTTGACGTCCACCTTGGTGGCTTTGCCAAGGGGAGGCTTGCCCTTCTGTCCCATGCCCTTGATGGCGATGACCCCTAGGGCGGCTCGTTCGCGGGAGTAGTGGTAGACCTCTTGGGTGTGGTGGCCGCCTGAGTCGATCGCGCAGCTGAGCACACGCAGCTCTTCGCCGGCCTCGTTGACGTAGGGCTTGCTTAGCACTTCGTCCAGCTGCTTCCAGACCTCGGGCCTCGAGGGGCTGCCGTAGATCTTGATGCGGTCCACGAGCCAGGCCTCCTCTTCCCTGCCCCACGCCCACACACTCAGGCTTAGGCGGTCGTCCTGGACGTCGCAGCCCACAGTAAGTGCAAGGCCCTCGACGGGGGGTTGATGCTGTTTGTACTTCTCCTTAGCGGCGCGTTCCATAAGGGAATCCGCTCCAATCTTGGAGGCGTATTCGTCTTCCCACGTCTCGCCCAGGACGGTGTTGACAAAGGTTTTGAGCTGCTCTGCGTCCTGCTTAGCGTCGAGGAACTCTTCGACGAGGTTGGACCAGGAGGCGTTGGGAGAGTAGGAGTAGGCGGCCCAGATGTGGAAGCCGATGTGCTTGCCATTGCCGGGGGATGTGGGGCGCCACTCGCCACGCTCCACCATCCAGCGCTTCTTGGAGTGAGGTATTAAAGTGCTACAGCCTTCGCACTTATATGACGCTGTGGCTGGGTCGTTGTCGTGCCATGTGATATTGGGCCAGCGGAGGTACTGCATGTGGTTGCAGTGGGGGCAGGGCACGAAGTAGCGGCGCTGGTCCGTCTGCTGGAACATGCGTTCCACGCGGCTGAAGTCTTTGACGGTGGGGGTGGAGCCGGCGACGATCTTGCGGTTCCAGTAATACTCGGTTCGGCGGATGCCCAGCTTGATCTGGTCGCCTTCGGAGCCTGCTGATGCGGGGTAGCCGTCCACCTCGTCGAAGAGGACGATGCGGCGGCTGACGCGGCGGAAGCCTCGAGGGGAGTTGGCGCCGACCAGGCTTAGCGTTCCACCCGGAAACTGCTTCTGCAGGATGGTGTTGGCGCCGTCTTTTGCCTTGGCGTCGCTGACGAGGCCGCGCAGACAGGGGGTGTCGCGCAGCATGGGCGCGATTTCCTCCTTCGAGTAGCCCTGGGCGTCCTCGATGGTGGGCTGGACCAGCATGATTGGAGCGGGGTCCTGGTGTATGTGGTAGGCAATAACGTGGTTGAGTATTTTCGAGTAGCCGACTCGTGCGGATTTCATTACAGTTACTTGTTCAACGTTATTCGAGCTAATTGCGTCCATAATGCCCTTTTGGTAGGGCAAAGTGTGCCAACGACCGCCTTCTGCGCTGGATTCTGAGCTCAGGAAGGCGTAGTTGTCGGCCCACTCGCTAAGCGTGAGCTTGCGTGGGGGTCGAAAGGCCTTGAGAGCGGCACGTTCCAGCGAAAGCATGTTGCTCATTCGTCTTCTCCTGCTTCGCCGCTTAGATCTTCGAGGGTTTCGCGCACGATGTCTTCGAGGAGGCCGATGGCGTCGGTGTCGAGATCGGGGATGCGCTGCTTGGCTTTGGTGGGGATGCCGAGGATTTTGGTGCGGGCCAGGGTGATGATTTCGACCCAGCGGGCTTCGACGTCGGAGGCGAGGACCAGGAGACCCTCTTTTTGTTTGCGTTCCAGCTCGAGCAGCTCGGCTTTGAGGTGTTCGGTGCGGGCGCGACTGTCGTTGTAGTCGGGTATGGCCTCGTTGGTCGTTGCGTTGCGTGTTTCTGTGCTTGGAGCGCGAGGAGCCATGCGTTCTTCGCGTGAACGAAGGGGAATGGGGGGTCTTGCGGGCGGCTTAGGGCCAACGCCCCTGCGAGTTTGCGTATTTCGAGCCCATTCCTCACGCATTGTCTCGCTGTCTACAAGCACACGACCGTCAACAGTCGTAATTGCACTGAGACGCCCTGCCTTAATTGCTGCGTGAACCGCAGGCTGGCTAACACCGAGAGCACGAGCGGCTTCAGCTCTTGTAATTCTTGCCATAGACGAATTGTAACCCGTAAGTAGGTGAGATCTAGGGTGAGCTTGGAATTATGTGGTACACTGTCCCGCTTTTTTCAGCGAAAAGTGGGTTGGGCTTGTAGTGGGCAAGATTCTTAATGTACTTTTTTGAGCTGTGCCTAGC